CAGCGGGGTTGGCAATGGGAAGATTCTATACTAGGAGAGTATAATGGCTGTACGTAATTACACAGGTAGAAGACAGTCAATAGTTAACGCTCTTGTAGTAAAGCTAAAGCTTATCGATGGTACCGGAGAGTACCTATCAAATGTATATAAGAATGTGCATCCTAGACTAAAGTTTTGGGATGAAGTGGAAGAGTTTCCCGCAATTCACTTAAATGCCGGCTCCGAGTCTAGAGACTACCAAGGGGGCGGATTCAAAGATAGATACTTATCTATCACACTTCGTATTTATGTTAATGAAGAAGACGCAGTAGAGGCGCTCGACAAATTATTAGAAGATATAGAAACTTCTTTAGAGGAAAACTCCCGCCTTTCTTATACGGACAGGCAGGGTGTTGTCCAAACCACACAACAAATCTCTATTATTAGTATAAGTACTGATGAAGGAGTTTTGGAACCTTACGGCGTAGGAGAGATTCTAGTCGAGGTTCGTTACTAGAAACGGCTGGCAGGAGCAAAAGCTCACGTCCAAGACCCTTTCAAGATACATAGGAGATAAACTATGGCAAGCTTACAGTTTAGTAGAAATACTAAAGTATATATTGAACAAGGTGCTAATATATGGGAAGTTCCGGTACTAGACGGATACTCCTTCTCACAGGGCACAAACACAAGCGAAATCGCTTTAAGCGAAATGGAAAGTAGCACAGGTATTAGCCGTCGAGGGCGTACTATGTTCAACGACTCACTTGCTCCGGCAGAGTGGTCATTTGATGCGTATGTTCGACCAAACGCAGGCGCGAATACTACGAGTCTAGCTGTTGAAGAATGTCTTTGGGCAAACTTTGTTGCCGTAAATGCTTACACCCCAGCCGGCGGCACATGGACGGCAGGAGTAACTAAAACCACGAATACGGTTGCATTTGATTTTGATGACTCTAACAAGTCTACGCTAGGTACTTTTAATGTTTACTTTGTTTTGGGCGCTTGTGACCATGCTGATGCTAACTACGCGTCTGCTGCGGGCGATGTAACTATTTATAAGATTGCGGATTGTGTTGCAAATAGTGCATCCGTTGATTTTGAAATCGATGGTATCGCAATGATTAGCTGGAGCGGCTTTGGCAAGAAGATTAGTGAAGAGGCTACTTTTAATGCCAGTGCAGCGATTGCTACAGGTGTTTCGTCTACTACTAACTTTATTCGAAATCGATTAACCTCTTTAACGGTTACAGCTTCAAATACAACAACGTTCCCAGGAGCGTCTTCTAACGGTGTTTATAATGTTACACTAACTGGTGGAAACATTACTCTGGAGAACGGTATTACATACTTAACTCCTGAAACTCTTTGTAAAGTTAATGAGCCTATTGGGCATGTTACAGGGGGTAGAAATATCTCTGGAAGCTTTACCTGCTACTTATCTGACAGCGCCGCTGGAGATAGCGCAGACTTGTTCGAAGACCTTATTGGAGCAACTACGAGCGTACAAAACTCGTTTGCACTTACATTTGGTATTGGAGGGTCATCCGCGCCTAAGGCAGTATTTGCTATGCCTACGTGCCACTTAGAAGTACCTTCCCACTCTATTGATGATGTTATTTCTGTAGAGACTTCGTTCCACGCATTACCGAGTACAATCGGTGGAACTAACGAAGTAGTTATTACTTATACAGGCGCTTAAGTTCTCTAAGTACTACAAAAACCCGCTTCGGCGGGTTTTTACTTTCCCCTACTAAAAAATAACTCTTGACTTTTCTCCTCCTGTTCAGTATACTATGTAGTATAAAAATTATAACCCCAACAAGTTTATTTAAGGAACATCATTCATGACCGATTCACCTATTTCTTTAGCAAGTCTTTTAACACCAAGCAAGACCGTATCAATTGATTTCTCTGGCTACAAGCAGCTCTCCATAGAGTTATGCTACTTAGGCAGAGAGGAGCTGGTAAAGCTCCGTAAGAAGTGTGTAAACACTAAATTTGATAAAAAGACCCATAGGCCCGAGGAAGTACTTGATGAAGATAAATTTCTTGTTGAATATTGCGCTGCAGTAATCAAAGGATGGTCTGGTCTTAAGTATCGTTACCTAGAAGAGTTTCTATTGGTAGATATCTCAAGCTTAGACCCTGATGATGAGCTTCCATTCACTCAAGACAACGCAGAGCTTCTTATGAAGAACTCTAGTGTATTTGATACTTGGGTAACGGAGACAGTGGGTGAACTAGAAAATTTTATTGGGACCAAATAGGGCGTATACAAACCCTATTAGGTCGCTACGTAAAAGAAGCAGATAGTAAATTTGATACAACTAAATACCTTCTTCTTTGCGAACAACTAGGCCAAGAGCCCGACCCTACCAAGATGCCACTCCTTTCTTCTGATTTTCCGGAGGAAGTTCAAGTGGCATTTTTTATGTTTTCTCTTCTTCCAGATTATTGGGAGGGAATGTCCGGTACTTACATGGGCAAGCACTGGAACGGGATTGAGTACTTCTTTCAATTATACGGAGTACAAGACCCAAAAACAATATTATATATAATGAAAGTTTACGAGGGTGAAATAGTATCTTATAGGTCTGAGCAGGCCGAAAATAAGAGAAAGGCAGAAGAACGGCGATCAAAAGCAAGCGGTGGAGGAAACTTCACCCATAATGTGAAGGGCTAATGGCAAAGAATACGGTTAAAGTTGATGTAAAAGTAGATGATAAAGGTTCTACTAAAAAAGTCGAGCTGGGAGCTAAAAAAGCGTCTAAATCCCTTGACGGCGCAGGAAAATCCGCCCGCACTGTTAACCGGAATATAAAAGGTGCCGCACAGACTGCTGCTGCTAGCGGGAAGAACTTCTCTAAAATGTCCCAAGGTATGGGAGGTTTAGTTGCGGGGTACGCCACTCTTGCTGCTCAGATATTTGCAATTTCCGCCGCGTTCAACTTCTTAAAGAGTGCAGGAGACCTTACTTCCTTAAAAGCAGGTCAGCAGGCTTACGCAGCAGCTACCGGCGTAGCAATGAGAACCCTCACTAATGATATAATTGCCGCCACGGGCGCTCAGGTGTCTTTTCAGGATGCGGCTTCTGCAGGAGCTATAGGAATCGCAGCGGGTCTTAACGCAGACCAACTTACTCGACTAGGAACCGCAGCAAAAGATGCTTCTATTATTCTAGGTCGGGATGTAACAGACTCGTTTAATCGCCTTATTAGAGGTGTTACAAAAGCAGAACCAGAACTACTGGATGAACTTGGTATAATATTACGTTTAGATGACGCTAGCGAGAAGTATGGAAGAACTATAGGGGTACTAGGCAAAGACCTTACTCAATTTCAGAAAACACAAGCAGTCACAGCCGACGTACTTCAGCAATCAGAGGAAAAGTACTCCAGAATAATTGCTATTGTTGACCCTGGAGTTAATAAGTTCAATCAGCTTGGAAAAGCCTTTGATGATATAGTAAATAATCTTAAAGATGTAGCTGTAAACTTAGCAACTCCTTTAGCTGATTTGTTCATTAAGTTTCCGCAGATAGCTTACGCAGGTTTCTTACTAATTGGTAAAGGAATTTTAACTGCAACAATCCCTGCGCTACAAAACTTTAGCGAGAGAACAGCAGCGTCCGCAGAAAAAAGCCGCAATGCGTGGGAAGAGGCAAAGCAAGAGCTAGAAGAGTACAACATAGCTTTGGGCAACGCAGCTAAGAACCCCGAACAGACGGCTAAACGTGGAAAGGAAGCTAGATCTACAGCTAAAAAATTGTATGAGTCACAAGGAACGGATGCTAAAAAGCAAAAGGCCCGAAAGGGCTCAGGACTTGCAATTTTAGAGTCCGGTCAGCTGGAAAAGCTTACTGAGAAGCAAGCAAAGGCTATGAAAAAATCTGCGCTGGAAGGCAGTACAGCCTATCAGCATATGAGCACAAAAATGCGTAAGGACTTTGCTAAGGCTATGGATGCTATTATTCTTGCTCATAATGTTGCTGCTGGCCAGATAACTGCTACTACTGTAAGGTCAACATTCAACTGGAGGGGTAAGTGGCTTGCCTCGATAGCCGCCGTCAAAGGGGCGATGTCTGCGTTTGCAACTTTTGCCCAAAGAGCCGGAGCCTTAATAAGTAAAGCATTTTTCTGGATTCAGGCGGCAGCACTAGCAGCAGGTACCCTCAAACTAGCTTATGATGCGCTCTTTAAACTTACCCCTGTAGTAGACGAAACTACCCACAAACTAACTATTTTAGGCGAGAGGGTGAGTAGCTTGGCAGGCGAATACGAACATTTCGCTAAAGTTCAAAAGATAATGCTAGAAGACGCTGCTAACGCTGAAGCGTTCTGGCTTAATCTAGGGCAATTAGTGGGGTCTGTATCCACTGACCAAATAAATATGATAGGAGTGCAGTTAAATGACGCAATAGGAGCCACCTTTCAGCAAAACATTAAGGAATCTACTGCTGCTTTAGAGGAGTTCCAGGCGCGAATAGACAAGTATAATAACCTAGTGATCGCAGATAATACCTACAACATATGGGGCGTCAAATTTGAAAGTGGCGCGCTTGCGATGCTGGAAAGCTATACTCGGGCTCTTCTTTCTGATTTGATACCTGCGCTTGCCTCTGTACAAGAAAAGAATGCGGAGCTAATAAAGAGTACCGAAGAAGCTAAGAATATGAATGCCTTTGAGGTTGTTATCGCCAGTTCCGCCACTACTGATGCGCAGAAAGATTCTGCGAGGTATCTTCTACAGCAAGCAGAAGCCTATGATATAGTTAGGGCTAAACTTAAGGAGTTAGGACAAACATCCTCTAAAGCCTTCGATGCTTACGGAAACCTTCTAAACGAGATGAAAGCTAGTAATAGTGTTGACCCCGCGGACTTAGCAAGAGCAAAGGCGGGGGTTGATGAACTAACTCAAGCTCTGTCAGAGAGCGCATCATTAGCTAAGTCTAACAAAACCGCAGTAACAGACTTTGTAAGAGCTTTCGCAGGAGTAAGCAAAGAATCCGCTTTACTAGATAAACTACAGGACCAGCTTAATGTTCTTGCGGTAACTATGAAGGATGGCGCAGGAGACAATGACAAGAACAAGAAACTTTTAGAAGATACTAAATCTAATTATAGTTTGGTAGCCGACATTCTAGCCGCTCAATATGATACAAAGCTTAGAATGTCAAAATTAGATATTGAGTCAATAAAGGCCCTAAGAGGCGCTACTAAAGGCCAAAAAGCCCGACTTAAGATAGATATAGCTCTACTGAAAAACCAGATAAAAGCGGCGGAACTTCGGAGTAAGATAAAAACTGCCGAGGACGTTGCCCGAACAGACGGCAATCGCGGTCTACGCGCCGACGAACTCTTATCTATCCGTGTTAATGAAGACAAGCTAGAAACGCTCAGGGAGCAATCAACAGAGTTAGAGAGACAGAATGACTTTACAGTACAGCTTACCGACGATATAAAAAATAGCTTTGAGTCTGGGTTTTCCTCGGGTCTTTCAGACATAATTACCGGCAAGGAAACAAGTTTAAGAGACAGTATAGCTAAGCTAGCAACAAGTATACTAGAGAGTGTGGCCGATGTTATAGCAAAAAATATAACGGACACGGTTGTAGATATTATATTTAAGAAGCCGGAGATTAGTGAGGCAGAAATTATGGACGCCGCACTAACAAATCATCCTATTGCGCTTGCAGATGCCCTAGCGTTAGCGGCCACAAAGGCCGATGCTGCTGAAATCTCTCTAGCATCCAGTATAGTAACAGCCCATAAAAGTGCTGCTACCTCTGTCGCCGCGGGGTATAAAGCTGGTGCCGAAGCCGTAGCAGCAGCAGCAGCAGCAGGGGAAAAAGAGGCAGCCGCAGCAAGAAAAGTAGAGACCGAGACTTTAGCAACTTCAGCGGCGAGCACGCTAGGAAAATCTCTTGAAGGCGGAGCTAACGTTATCGCAATAGCCATACAAGACGTAGCAAATAGCTTTGTAACAAGTTTAAACAGCGTTGTGACCAGCATGGGAACAGCAATTGATAGACTCAATTCCGGTGAAACTTTTCAAGAGGTACTTGACCCTAATAATATAGTAGGTGACCTTGGCAAAACTGTTAAAGATGTTGGTGGTTTTGTGAAGAATGTAGTTGATACCCGTAACGAAAAAGGTTCGCTCGCCGAGGACTCCAATATAGTAAAGGGTTTTGCTTGGTTAACAGGCTGGGATGACATTGGCAAACGATGGGACGACGCAGACCCGAACGCCAAGCCCGAACCCCTTCCGTCCGTGGCAGCTGTACAGGCGATGCTAGAGGATACGGGTAAAGCGCTTAAAGAGGCTCAGGAGAACCTTAGTAGCTTCGGTCCTGCGGGCGGAGAAATCCCGAGCTTGAGTCGCAACTCGGCGGAGGGTATTGATGCAGAAAACCGTGTGAAAGCAGCGGAAAAAGACTTCGAAGCAGCATTTGCTATAAAAATGAGGCTACTAGACACGGAAAAAGGAATAGAAGGTTTTTCAGCTCTGAAAGCTGCAAAAGCTGCTGCTGCAGATGCTGCTGCCACCGATGCTGCTGCCGCTAATGCTGCCGCTGTCGCCCAAACCAACGTGCGGCTTAACCAGCTCTCCGAAGGCGGTGAGGGCCATGCGAATGCGCTCGCCCAGCTAAACAACACCGTAATAGACGCCGTACAAAACCCCCCCGTCGCCCCCAAAGAAGACGGGGTAGGAGAATTAGCAGCAACACAAGAAGCACTAAGACTCTGTCAAGAAGGGGCCCTTAAAGATACAGCGAATGTCGTAACAAAGGCTGGCAGCGCTATAAGTAATGGAGGGGAGAACCTCCAAAAGGGTATCGAGAGCGCTTCACATGTCGGAGCTGCTGCTATAGGAGAGGCAATTACTTCGGCATGTAAAGAAGTAGCCGTTGCCGAGGGTACTAGTATGGGTACTCCCCCTCTTCGCCCTAATAAGTTCATTGATGGTTTTGAAGGTAAAGGAGGAACTGATGGTAACGCTTTCATAAAGGCCTTCGGGAATAAGGAGGAGCCACCTCGCCTCTCGCCCCTCGACCCTAATAAAGAGCCCGAGGGAGACGACGCACCCTTAAAAATGGAGCCTAGTAACAAATTAATGAGTCTCTTCTCTGACTTTACTCAAGACTTAGGCGGTCTATTTAGTAAGGATACACCTTTTTTAGAGGGTCTTGGTACTCTGTTTACTAACCTAAAAGGTAACTTAGGAAGCATATTTGGGTCATTATTAAATGGTCTGGGCGGGTTATTTTCTAGATTGTTTGGCGGTGGAGGCGGGAAACAAAGTACTGCTTCTTCAATTTTTTCAATGTTTCTAAGCTCTGCTGTTTCGGCGGGGGTGGGGGCCCTTAAAGGAGCTTTTAGTAACCCTAGCATATCTGCCTCACAGCAGTCTACCCTATCAGCCACTAACGCTAATATGGCGAGTAAGCTGCCTAACATTGAGGGTCGTTATGGAGGCGTAATGTCTGAGGGCAGTAAGGTTCCAGGTTACGCAACTGGTGGCGTGGCTAGAGGGGCACAGGCAGGATACCCTGCAACACTTCATGGAACAGAAGCAATTGTTCCTCTTCCGAATGGTAGGTCTATACCTGTAGAGATGCAAGGTACTAATCAAAATAACAACGTATCTGTAAACATAGCTATAGACCAAAACGGCAACTCTAAGCAGGATAGCCAAGCAGACGGTAAACAAGGAGCAGACTTAGGTGTAGCTATAGCCGCCGCTGTTCAGAAAGAACTTCATAATCAAAAGAGATCGGGCGGTATACTTAGCCCTTACGGAGTCGGATAATGGCTGGATTTAGTTTTACAATTTCAGGCGCAGAAGTAGACACCTTAAAGGGTACGTCTGGAAATGCTAGTAGGGAGATAGTAGCCGATAGGGGTTTATCCCGAACTGTTAAGCATAGAGTACTAACCTCTAAGTTTGGGGACGGGTATGAGCAAAGAGTACGAGATGGAATAAATACCAAGGACGATTCTTTTGGTATTTCTTTTAATAATAGAGATGCGGAAGAGATAAACCTTATTGCCGCTTTTATAGACTCAAAGTCCGGGCTTAATTTTAACCTTACTATTACTAATCTTACAACAGACGAAGTAGTAAAAGTAGTTTGCGAGGGTTACACTCTTAGCTACGGGTACGAACTTTACCATAACTTACAAACAACATTTAGAAGGGTGTATGAACCATAATGCCAGATTTAATAGATACAGTACAATTACAAGAAATAGCTGCAGGGTACGTAGAATTATTCGATTTTACACTACCTTCTGGTACTATTGTTTACCTATTTAAGGGATTAGATGAAGGTACAACTAGCGTGCATTTTCCTAACAAAGCAGGAACCGTACTTAATGAGTACCTAGCAATCCCTTTAGAAATAAAAGGCATAGAGCTATCAAGCTCCGGTGCGGCTGCCAGACCTACACTATCTATTGCGAATATACCCGCCCTCTCCCGTTCGCTAGACGCAGACGAGACTACTCTCATAGACGAAGGTATATATAAAAATGAAGACTTACTAGGAACCGTGGTAGAATATAGAACCACGTTAAGTACCAACCTAAAGGTCTCTGGAGATACCCCAGCTAGCCCCATTGAGTTTCCTTCCCATAAATTTATAGTGGATAGAGTAGCGTCTGAGAACCGTATCTTAGTAGAGTTTGAACTAGCTTCTGTGTTTGATATTGAGGGGGTTACACTCCCTTTTAGGCAAATAAATGGAAGGTACTGCCCTTGGGAGTATCAAGGACGTTTTCTAGGAAACCGTGGGGGCTGTAACTGGAACTTAAATAGTAATGGCAGGTTTTATGATAAAGACGATGCGGCTATTACTGTCCCAAGCGATTGGTCAAGCACGGCCACTTATTCCCTAGGTGATAATGTCAAAACAATATCTAATGGACATACACAAATCTGGAAGGCACTAATAGCCGTTCCTGTAAATAAGAGCCCCCTGCTACATAAAATCTACTGGAAAAGACTAGATGTGTGCGGCAAACTTATTAGTTCTTGTAAAGTAAGGTTTCAAGGTAACGCAGTAGATTCTACCTTATCCCAGGCCGTACCTCTACCCTTTGGAGGATTTCCTGGAACTAGGACGTTTAAGTAAATGTTAGAAGATATAAGAAGTCACTTTGAGAAGGCGTACCCTAGAGAAGCTTGCGGAGTAGTTGGAATAGTAAAAGGAAAAAAGAGGTGGTTTCCTTGTAAGAATGTAGCAGAAGGAGAAGAGGACTTTATAATGTGCTCTGAGGACTGGTTTAGGGTACGGCAGCAGGCTGATATATTAGCAATAGTACATAGCCATCCTGACTCCTCAAACGAACCCTCCAAGAGCGATATAAATAATTGCAACGCTCTTCAAATTCCTTACTGGATTTTTTCTTATCCTGAAATGGACTTGAATAAAGTTGACCCAGAAACCGTACAAAACACATTAATTGGGAGAGAATATGCCTTTGGTGTTCGAGACTGCTTCGAAGCTTCTCGAGATTGGTTAATAGAAAAAGCTAATATAACTATACCAGCGAGGGCCCCTTTTGAGGATGATTGGTGGGAAAAGAACTTAGACTACTTCACCGAAGAACGTATAAAAAGCTGGAATTTAGTAAGGGTAGACGAAGCACAAGAGCACGATGTTTTAGTCTTTAGCGTAGAAGCAGATGTAGGTAACCACTGTGGAGTATATCTAGGAAATGATGTATTTTTCCATCACGCAGTAAACAGGCTCTCTTGCAGAGAATCTTTATACCCTTTTTGGGTTAAGCATATAATAGGTATTTACAGATATGAAGCGTAAAGTAATTTTAGAGGGTGAGATAGGGGACAGATTCGGTAGAGAATTTACTATTAATGCGGACTCGTTTAAGGACGTGGTACGATGTTTAAATAGTAACTTTCCAGACTTTCACAAATATCTGCTAGAGGCAGACGAAAAAGATGTAGGCTTTACGTTTCAAGTTGGAGAGTCTGCTTTATCTGATGAAAGAGAGCTATTTCTTAATTACCCTGAAGGTGCAATGGTTATTTCAGCCCTTCCGGCGGGTTCAAAAAGTGGGGGAGCTAAAATTTTAGCCGCTATACTAATTGTAGCCGTCATAGCGTTTACGGGAGGATTCGCCGCTGTTGGTGGGGGGCCTGGCTGGTTAACTACTGGGAGTACCTTCGCGCAGACTGCGGGGTCCGTAGCATTAGGATTCGCTACAAACCTAGCTCTGTCAGGCTTTCAGCAGATAATGGCACCCGACCCCGCTACTGATAATACCAAGGCGGATGAATCCTACCTATTCCAAGGCACAGGTCAGGTAGCGATTGAGGGAGACCCTGTTCCTATACTATATGGCAAGCTTAGAATTCCTGGTAGACCAATTAGTGTAGAGGTTAAAAACCTGAACCAAAGCTTTACTCAGTTAAACGGTAGAACTATAGCCACCCCTGCGGAGCAGGAGGCCGATCCAAATGCTCCCAGTACCCCACCTGTGCAGCCAGGCCTAGACAACGGCGGGCAAGACTACAAAGAGTATGGAAATCTTATTAATTATTAACCTTTCCATAGTATATAATAAATAAATAAATAATAAAAGGCCAACATTAGCTTTGGCAATATGAGGAGTTAGAGATGGCCGGAGACGGAATTACAAGTGGTATTGGCGTAGTTGTAGACCCAAGTAGGCAAAACAACAGCGATACGCAGGTAGGAGACAAACAGCAAGTTGTTAATATCACAGATGTAATCTGCGAGGGGCCTATTAGCGGTCTAGTAGGCGGAGCGGAAGGAGTGTACTTAAACGATAGTCCTGCTATTGACGCTAAGTTTCGTGGTTCTTACTTCGTAAACGAGGTACAGACGGGCACTTTACCTTCCATTACTTTTAATGGGTCCACCTACACAGGTGCTAGTGCATCGGGATTCTTTACAGACCCAGAGCAAGATGCTACAAACAAGACACTTCAAATACAAAACTATCGTACTGCTTCTCCTGTTACTATAGTATTACCCTACGCATCGCTCAACGATAACTCTGCCATTGCCGTTACTTGGGCGGGCGGGTCGTTTAGCGCAGTTGATTGGGGTACGTATAATAGCGGCTCGGGAAGAATAGCGGTACTTTCTTCCCCCAGTACTGAGCTTTCAGGGCAGTTTACCTATACTAGTGCTACAACGGGTAATTTTATCTTTAAGGGAAATCTAAGCCAAGCAGGGGTAAGGGTATCAGAGACATGGACACTAGAAATAAGACAAGCGTTTCGAGTTGATTCTATTGCGTCAACGGGGACTGCGGGTACTGGCGTAACTCTAAAGAGTAGTGGTGAAAAGCCTGCTTCCGGTACATATAAGTTTATACTATTAACCTCAGGGGAGGTTGAATCAGTCGCTGATGTCAATACTACGCCAATTAAGAAAGTACCTCTTCTTGATGTTCAATTTGTTGATGGCAGCCTAAACCAAGGCCCCGTAGAAAGTATAGAGGGGGTCGGAGGCGCAGTATCGATACCAGGAGTACTAAGTCTCATAGCCCCATCCTTAGAGCTAAAACAAGTACAACAGACCTATGCGACTGCTCAGGGCATTGATATTATAGACTCCGGAAATTATCCCGTAGGACAAAACACAGAGGATGACGGAGCGGATGTGGTAACTAGGATAAGTGCTGCTGCGTTCGGATTAGATAGTCCGGCAAAAGTAGCAGAAGCAGACAGAGTAACCTTTACTATACGGTATAGAGCCTTTCAAAATATTAGAAACAGAAAGAATACTAAGCACACCGCGTATGCTTGGTACGAAGTAAGGATTGTAGCCCCTGGAGGGGCGTGGGCAGATGGAATTCCCTGCTTCGATAAGTATGGAAAACATATAGTCCACTCTGGTAATACTACTGCTCCTACATCTTTTCAGCATACTATCGGTATAAATGCTTTTCGCCCGTTTCAAAACAATAGTTTTGAAATTCTTATAGCGCGCCTCACTCGGCATGTGGGCTATAGGGTGACCAAGATAGGTACTTCTGAAGGCCAGACTACTGACGACTACTGGACATTTATAGCTGCGGCTGAAATTTCTAGCTGTGGTTCTTATATTACCGATAGGTTTAGTTACCCTTATTCCTCTGTTGCTTCAATAAGTTTTTCCTCTAAAAAGTATAACGGGATTCCTAAGAGGAGCTATCTTCTTGAGGGCCTGAGAGTGCAGGTGCCTGATACATATACTCCTCGAGAAAAATCATCTACGGGGGTAGCTCAATATAGCGGTTTTTGGGGAGGGTCTTTTAGCCCTACTCTTACCTATACAGATAACCCTGCGTGGGTATTTTACGATATAGTTACCAACAATCGCTACGGCGCGGGCACTTGGATTAACGCAGATGATATTGATAAGTATGCTCTTTATAGAATAGCGAAATACTGTGATGACCTTGTACCGGACGGAAAAGGAGGCACTGAGCCCCGCTTTAGGGCAAACCTTTATCTTACAAAAGCCACAGACGTTTATAAAATACTTAAAGATATTGCAAGTATGTTTACTGGTATGCTGTATTGGATGGATGGCCAGCTTACGGTAGTGCAGGATACACCCTCTGACCCTATCTATACTTTTACAAAAGGTAACGTTATTGAGGGCTCCTTTTCGTATGAGTCTACCGGCTCTAAAACTCGTGTTAATCAAATAGTAGTTACTTGGAACGACCCTACTATTAACTATGAGCCCTCTCCTCTAATTGTAGAGGACAGAGAGAGCATAGTAAGAACGGGTAAAATAATTTCCCAAAGTGCTGTGGCATTCGGAGCAACCTCCGAAGGTCAAGCAATTCGTTACGGTAGATGGAAGCTGTGGACAGCACTAAATCAGACGGAAGCGGTAAGCTTTAAAACAGGTCTGCAGGGCTCCTACATTAAGCCGGGAGATATTATTAATGTACAAGACGCGGATAGATACGCGGTATCCTACAGCGGTAGAATATCTTCCTATACCCCTGGAACTCTGGTACTAGATAGAGCGGTAGACTTTACCTCTGGGTCTACATATACTTTGAGTACCTTGGTTACAGAACCCGCTACCTTCTATACAGGATATACAGCGGTTACTATTGGAACCGACACATACACTAAAGGCGATAGAATTACGCAAGCTTATGTTGATACTGACGGAACTGGAACAGGCACCTCTTTATCTTTAGTAACACTAGACACAGAGGCTAAAGCCTCTAATGCGTTTGTCGACTCTGCGGGAACCAACCCGCTAGAGACCTCTTGGCAGGAGTATTCGTACGTTCAAACTCAAGAGATAACTAATCCTGCAACCACAACCAATACTTTATCTTTAACTACATCTGTAGCAGTAGCTACGGAGACTATATGGGCTCTTTCAGAAGTTGTGGGTGCAGGTACGGTTCTGGGCTCTACTAAAGAGTACCGTGTTTTAGGGGTTTCTAAAGATAAAGATACGGAAGTTACTATCAATGCTGTTGAGTATTACCCTCAAAAATTTGACTCAATAGACACAGACTATGAACTTGGTACTATACCAACTAGTATTTATCCTGAGAGGGAGCCTGAAACAGTACCTGCTCCTTCTAATATATACGTAGTTCTTGAGACAGACGCGAGTAATCCGGGAGAGGAGATACGAGTTTTTTGGGATGCTCCAGAAAACTATGAGTTTGTCTCTAGGTACCAGTTAGAGCATGATGTACCTGACCTTGAGAGCGTATTGAGTATTTCTGAGAATTCTATAGCCTTTACCAACCTTGCTAGTGGTACGTATACTTTTAGAGTACGCACAGTTTCCCCGAAAGGAAACGTATCTGCCCCTACTTCTATATCATATATACTAGAAGACATATTCGATGAAAATGTACCGAGAGTACAAGAGGGTATACCAAAAGGTGTTCTTGCTAATTCTACTTTCTTACTCACTAGTGATAATAATCTAGCTTTTGAGAGAACTCCCGCGTCTGTCGTCTCAATAGGGGCCAGCCTTTCTACTGCAAGGGTTATAGATGGGGCTGATGCTATAGATGTAAGTTCTCTAGATTACGATACAGAGTACTCAGTTTTATTTGCCGATTCTACCCTAGACCTTGCCTACTACGATACTACTACCCTTCCTGAGATTCCTCACTGGGTACGACTCGCAGGAACAGAAAACATTTCAACAACGAACTACGCACTAAATAAGTGGACTTCAGTGGGCACCTCTTCTGGCACCGTTTCTTGCGCTGCTAATAGTACTATTGTTAAGGGTGTGGGCACCTCTTGGCTTACAACCTTAAAGACACGAGATATTGTTATATTTGGGTCGAGTGTATCTGATGCGTTAACAGGAAAGAAAGGAGCCCTGGTAACCTCTATTTTAAGTGATACCGAAATTAGAATAGATAAAACCTTTTCTACAGCTCAAACTTCTGTGGGCTTATTCAGAAGAACTTTCCGCCCAGACACAAATAATGACTCTATTTTTGCAACAATAAGCAAAACTCAGGGCAGTCCAGATACGTATAGCTTAGAGAAGTTTATAACTCTTGACCCCTCTTTGGAGCTTGGTAAATATGTAGCTGTGGAGACTTCCTCTACTCTTCTACAGTACGAGGCTTCTTCGCCCAATAACCAAGTTAGCATTCCATCTAATATCACATGTACCACTACTGCTGTAGGCTTTGTTAGTCCTCTGTTTAAGGTATCTACCCTAAGTTCCGGCTTAGACGGTACAGTGCAACCTACATTTAATAGTCCTAATAGTGGCTCCTTCGGGTATACGTTCACTCTTGATGCGAATGGGGCCGTAGACTACCTCTCGGGGGTACAAGAGTCGGTAACTGTACAAGTAGTAGAGAGCACTAGACAAGGCGATATATTTGAAGGCGTTGGTACTATATCTAAAATTACAGCGGGGGCAGACGGAGCAAGCGTAACAGGAGACACTGGAGCGTCTGTAAATATAGTTTTTGCTAGAGCCGCTAGCCGACCAAATTCTCCAACCTCTTCTGCAGGTATACCTTCTGCTGATATTCAATGGTATGATACCCCTCCTGCAGGAACGAACCTTTTATGGGCTTCTCGAGGATTAAAAGCAGTAGGCGCCAGTGTTTTTGTATGGACCACACCTTTCCAAGTAGAGGGTGCCGCACACGCTGAAGTATATATTTATAGAAAAAACAGTAGTGCTAATCTTATTGGGGGTAGTTATAACTTTACAAATAATACTTTGGCTGTTCCTAGCAATTGGTCTAAAAACCCTCCAGCTATTACAGCTGATGGCGACACAGTATATGTATCTGTAGGCTTAGCTACTGGAGCTTCTACAGCAACGGCAGCTAGTATTACTTGGGGCACTCCTGCTATTTTTTCACAAAGAACTGACGGAGGCCCTGGAGTTGCCGGAGTTTCTTTAACTTTAACAGCTACTCCAGTTCTGTTTACCTTTGACGGTACTAACTATGACCCTGGGTCTACCTCCGCTTTATCTTTATCTGCTTTTGGAGGAACTATTACAGGAGTAACTTGGAACAATGTAGGAGGTACATTATCAAACTCCACAACCTCGGGGACTACCTTAACCTTTGCTGTTGATAGAACAGAGGCCCAAGTAAAAGCTAGCACAACTGTTACTGCTACTGTAATTGGGACTGATTCAGCAAACACCACTGGGGTGTCTTTTGGCTCTATTACAGTAAAAATTGCTACCTCCCTTCAAGGACTTCAGGGAGGGGAAGGCGGTCCCGGTTTCTTCTTTCTTAAGCGGAGTGGTACTCTACCTTCTGCCCTGGGGGCGCCTTCCACTAACGAGATATCTAATCCCTCGGCAGGAAATATTGCAATTGTAGAAAATACTCCTAGTGGGACAAACCCCCCAGCACCCACTCAGGCTGCGTGGAAATATACAACTACGTGGGTACCAGTAGCTGATTTTTTCAGAGCAGAAGTAATTGCTGCTAACGCAATTGGGGCTAGCCAGCTTGCTATTTCTAATAGTTCTAGCGGGACTGCGGGAATATACATGGATGCGACTAATAATAGAATTGAAATATGGGATGCCACCGTACTTCGAGTAAAACTAGGAAAATTGACATAACATAACCATCAAAAAAATTCAACTTGACATAGTATGTGGGGTTTGGTATAATTTCCACATACTTCAAGAAGTTTACGCTACTTTCAAGACTAAACAAGGGCCCGCATTACTCTCTAATGCTTCGGGCTATTATAGGAACTTCAGATGCCCGCCGCAAAATACAATATATCTATAGACCAAGGCTCAGACTATGCTACTGATATTACTATCTCTGAGTCTGGGGCCGCCAAAGACCTCACAGGGTATTCTGCCCGAGCACAGCTGCGCTCCACGGCGGCGTCAGGAACTGTAGAAGCTTCTTTCGTGTGTACAATTGCCGCGCCTACTACGGGCGTGGTTAATATTAGTATGCCAAACGCGGTATCAAAGCTTCTTAATCCTCAAACTTATGTCTACGATTTAGAGATTCATACAGCAGCCGACGCTTTTGTACAAAGAATACTGTATGGTACAGTAAAAGTAGTGGCTGAAGTGACTAGATAGTCATGGATGTCTCGATAACTGAGCAGGTCCAAACGCTAACTGTAGTAGATAATTCTAA